CCAGCATCAGCAACGGGGTCTTGCATCTTCAAGTCCAGACCATATGTAAAGCCAGAACCTGCTGTGGTTTGAGCCATTGCAACACCAAACGCTGCACGGCAAGTCGTCACACCGGAGTCACCCTGCATAAATGCCATAACGGCGGCATCACCAGATAAAGTGTTGGTATTAATAATACCCATTACACCGGACATCAAACCGTTATTAGCGTATGAACCAATAACCGCAAAATTACCAGCTACACCGGTAATATGGTTAAAAGTTGTTGTAGGGGTTGTAGCAAACGGCGTACCAGTTTGAGTACGCCCAAACACACCATATGCTTCACCCGGAAGTAGATAGCTGCTAGAACCAAAACCTGCGGTTGGCTCGATGCGTGTATAAAAACCATACGCTCCAGAGCCGGTATTTATTTCAGTTATTGAACCAGAGTTAACAGTAACTGGAGTTAAAGGTCCTTGTGAGCTTGCGTCGCCGCCTTGATATCCAGACCGCACTGGGCCCGAAAAAGTAGTTTTTGCCATGATATTATTTCCTTTGTGTTATAGCACATGCCCATACAGTCTCTATAACGTCTGCCAAGCCAGTCTGTATGAGTCGGGGTTCTTGGTTATTATGTTTTTACCACTTCTAAACATAGCTGTCAAGCGTACTTAAATGACCACCCTGTATATCTTCCGCGAGTTATAGCACACCCTGATTTTAATGCTCTGTTGACTGTTGGAGGTTTAATATCTAAGGCCACCCTGAGCTCAGAAATGCTTGGGTATAGTGTTTGCTTACCCTGACCATCTGAGGCCACCACAGCCTTACTTACCTTGTCTATAAACCCTTGTGATCTAGGCTTGCCATAGTTAAAGTTCTTTTCCCCAGATAGGGATGCACTTATCTTGGCACGGGTTGATGGAGCCACAAAGTGACCCTGCATTGTCTTGATGCGCTTACTCTTCTCTTCTTCTGTCTGGATACGTGACTTGCTAGCTTCGGATATCCTAGCCTTAGCTCCTTCAGTATGAGAAAAGGTTTTGCCCCACATAGGGTTCTTTTCGCCCACCCACCCCCTAGTAAACGCAATTGCCTCTGTACCTAGGTTATAGCAATACTCTTTACCAACATGCTCTTTAAGCCACACTGTTTCAGCAGCTAGTATGTCCACTCCAAGTTCAAGTTCCTCAACTACTACAAACACAAATGCCGCTTCCCCATATTTATTCCATGCAGATTGTAGATGCCTATTGGCGTGTCTTTGGCTTCTCAAGGCCCACCAATGCCTACGCTTACGGGCAGTAAAATCAACTGCGCTACCTACATAAAACTTATTGTTTAGAACATTGATAATCTTGTATATACCTTGAGTCATTGTGCTCTCCTTATTATTGAGAGGCTATAATACACTAACTAATACTATAACACAAGACCCAAAACAAAGGGGACCGAAGCCCCCTCTGCAACCCTTACTGCTATTGGGTTATTAAGCGCCAGACGATCCAAACATACCCAACGGATCCGACCACCCAAAACTGTAACGCTCACGAGCCTTGTATCTTACGTTGCCCGTATCGAAATCCCCATCCATAGAGGTACCTAGTGGGGCGCGAATGAAGTGCTTCAGGCCGTTAGGGACATCGGTGGTTAGGAACCAAGCATTGGTGTCGGTCAAGAAGTGGTTTACACAGTAACCTTCAGGGATCGAACCATTGTTCTTCAAGGCATTGATGTCGTTGTCAGCAGTTCCGGTACGCAGTTCTGTTTCCAGAAGACGGGTTGCAACGAACATTAACGCAGGAGGAACAACTAGCTTGCGTGGCTTAGCAGCGATCAACAGACCACGCTCATCAGTCCAAGCAGCGATCTGAATAACAGCGGCTTCCAAAGAAGTCTCATTCAAGTCAGCAGGGGTTGAAGGCTGGTTAGCATTGACGCCACCAGAAACCAATGGGTGTGAAGAAGAGAACAATGCAACTCCGTCACCACCAATGTAACTGGCGCTAAATCCGTTGTTCAGGACCGCAGCAGCTTTGGTTTCTTTGGTGTAGCTCATAGCACGAGCCAGACCTTTGGTATAACGTGAGGACAAAGTATCGTAGAGGTTATCTTCGATTGCTTCTTCCGTCAGCGAAAAGCCAAGGGCGATGGTTTCGTGGTTGTAACGTGAAGTCCAAGCTTCTTGAGCATTGTCGTAAGCGATGGCTGAGCCTTCGTTCTTGACTGGAGCTGCAGAGAACATTGACAACTTGGTTTCTTCTTCAAATGAACGCTCAGAGGTCTCAGTTTCGTAGATCTCTTTGTGTTCTGCGCCGTATCGCTCATATTCGTTACCGAACAATACATTCAGCCCCGGGAGGAGCTCTTTAAGCATCTGTGCACGTGAAATAGCCATTTAATTGCTCCTTTTAGGCGTAAGCCAGACCAGTGGCGTTGTTATACTGATGGATACCAAAGTTGATCTTAACGATCAATTCTGAGTAGGTCGTTGGTGTTGGTGATGTTTCAGGAACAAGGTCAATAACCCGAATTGGGAACGTGTTAGTAGCCGCAGGTGAAGAGCTCAACACTGAATATGCTGAATTACCTGTGGTTGTACTTCCAGCAGTTGCCAGAACCGACATATTGGTACCAAGTGCATTTTGTGTAACCGTTGCCATTACTACGCCGCTTGAACAAACTGCTACTTTGAACAGGGTGTCAGGATCATCTGCAATAATCGCATAGATCTTAGTGCCTGAAACAACAGTTTGTGATGCTGGGTAGTACTGCGAACGGGTAGGTGTACCATTTGCTGCGGTGTAGAAACATCCCAAGAACACGCCAGCAGGTGTGTTAGCAGTAGTTCCAGTATCTTTCTCAATCGTGCCACCAACAACTCTCTTTACAAAGTCACCGTAAAAAATATTGGTGTTGTATCCAACTGCAATTTCCATGTTACGGGTAGAACCCGCAAACACTTGACCGCCAATCAGGTTTATAGGTAGAAACCCATAAGGCCCAGCTACGCTAGGGTAAGCCATATTAAACTCCTAAAAAAGTTAAAGTTAACGTCCTTTTCCAAACGACGCCGTGGATCTTTTCTCATTAAAGAGAGGCATCCGTGGGTCATTCTGTTTCATAAAGCTATTGTCTACCGACTCCATCTGTTTCTTAGTAACGTCGGCATAATAATCATTACGCTGTTGTACTAATTCTTCAGGTGTCTTACAGAGCAATAACCCGGAGATCTCGATGTTGTCTTTAAAGCGACTATTCGGATCTACTAACAGTGAGAACTTAGGTTGTTCTTCAGCTTTGACGGGCTCCCAACCTTCTCGCATTTTTACTGAGAGGTTCTGTGGGTCTGAGCGTCCAAGTGTGGAGACACGAATCCAACGATAACAGTATCCCGGTTGTTTATCTGGTTCAGGTAACAACTCAGGCGGTGTCCACTGCTGGGGACGTTCCGTGGTAATACGGGTATCAAGTTCGCGTGCAAGTCTATTTATAGCCATTTTAGTTATTCTCCTTAGATGTCTTTAAAAACTCCTTAGCATAAGTTTCGGGAGTTATTCCTAGTTTCTTAGTTAATGCCATCTGCGACGCATTTAGTTTTATCCGCTTGGAGGATGTACTGCGTGTCGCTGGAGCAACTACAGTGGCTGGTCTTGTTCCTGTGCGCGAATCGGGCCTGCCGCCCCCGGTCGTCGTTTTTTCTTCGACCCCAAAATACTCTGGGAATCTTTTGTGCATTGTTTCATCAATGGTGTTCCAGTACTTATCTGTGCCCACAAACTGAGGGCCATATTCCCGTACTAATCTTTGCTCCAGTCCTAATGCCAACGCCGTCATTTCTTCATCACGTTGGAACCAAGTATTCTTGTCCTTCCACGCTAGGGCCTTTGAGTCCGGCTCTGGTACTACTCTAGAAGGTGTTGCTTCACTATATACACTACTATCTGTTTCCTGTAAAGAAGGTACATATTCTCTAGCTTTTTGAATCTTATAGTTTACTTCGTTTAATTTGCTCTGAGCTTCTACGATACCGTCAGAATCTCCTTCTTCAAGAGCATCTTTATACTGTTTTTTGGCTACCCCTAGTTCGAGTTCCGTTGATGCCTTGTACGTATCTAAGTAAGTTTTCTCGCCCTCAAACAATGTTGTCTTGAGTTTCTTATTCTCCTCCAGCATACGCTTAGCAAAAGCCATAGCCTCGTTCTGTTCACGCATTGCCCGTTCTTTTTCACGGCGCTCGTCGTGCCAGACCTTCTTCATCTGTTTAAGACGATTTTTTACCTTGTCTGAGTATTCTTCAAGCTCATCTTTCTCAAGCTCATCGACTAACTCTTTAGGTAACGGTTGCCGCCCACGATCTGCTGCAGGGGTATCGTCTTCTACCTCTATGTCTAGCTCATCTACTACTTCCTTTTCTACAACTTGTTCCGCTTCGTCAGGGAACTCAAACTCGTCTTGTCCCGGTTTCTCTATGGACATTTTAATACTCCTTATGTGTGGCTACGTGACTGCCATTAATACAAATTTGCACTATGCGCGTGAGATGCCTCTTGGATCTTCTACTACAGCTTCCACGCTATCGTCATTCATGATCCTAAACTCGCGCCCATGTATCTTCAAACGAGTACCTGAAGTTGGTCTGGCTAGAATAAAATCACCTACTTTGCACCAAGGTCCTGACGGGTAGCGTGTTTTGTCTGCATACGCATCTGGGCCCAACGCCATTACAAAGAACACAGTACTTAGTACTTCTTCGTGCCGCATTGAAACATCAGACTTTAACAACCCATTACTGTACTTAGCCTCAACTTCAGGAATCGTGCATAGTATATGGTAGCCTGTTGGTTCTGGTAGCTGCTTTGCTTTCTCCTCCGGTGTTGCTGGTAGTACGGTTGAATCCAAACTATCGGGGTTTGTGCCGATAAGAATCTCACCTTCAGTCATCAGATTTCTCCATTTGCTCTTCGAGGTCTTTTATTAATTCAGCCGCAATGAGAAGACCCCTTACTACACCACAGCTATACTTGTACTCGTCAAAACTTCTGTTCCCTGTAGCTATATCGTCAACCGTACGAGTTTTCTGGTCGTCTAGCTTTTCTAGAATAAGCTCTAGTACGTTCATTATTTACCTTTTTGCCTATTTTCTTTGTTAGGATTGTTCCTATTAAGGAGCTCACGCCCCATATCAATGCCCATACGAGTCCCTTCTAGTTCATGGGCGGCTTTAAGTTTTGCCTTTTCAGCACCTACTTTAGCCCCTAGTTGTAGACCCGCTATACGTTCTTGAGAAGCAATGCGATCTCTTTCAATCTGTAACTGTTCAGTTTTAGCTGCCTGATCTGCTGCTGCTTTCTGTGCTTTTAGCGCCTGATCCTGCTGGCTAATCTGCACTCCTTGTTGCTTTATTTGTAGCTCTTGTTGCTGCATTTGCACGATTGGATCTTGTTGTGCTTGCTGAGCTTGTTGTTGTGCTGCCATAGCTTTACTGTTTTGTAGTACCTTCTGAGCAGCGGCTGCGGCTAGGCGAGATACTTGTAGCTCCATCTCCTCACTCATTTCATCATCTGGTGCTGGGTAAGGCACACCAAGTTGTTCTTCAATTTGTTTCCTGTACTCAAATGCAACGTGTTCTGCAATGTGAGCTTGTGCCGCCCCCATAATCGCCTGTGCCATAGGGTTTTGCCCCATAGTCTGCATAATCATCGGATCTTGCATTGCAGCGGTGTGTACTTGTATATGTGCTTGGTGGTCTTGGTATATGAACGCCTTGACCGGCTTGCCTTGTAGCACCGCCATGTTTTCAGATACTGGATCGACCGGTTTCTGGTCTTCTTCCATTTTTACTAGCTTCTCAGCGTGCTTTATACCCAGAACTGCCAACATCTGACGATGTAGTAGCGGTAAGTCATATAACTGAGGGGCCTGTTGAGCTAACTGCATAGCGGCTTGGTACTGAACTACTTTCTGAGACATTGTTGCTGCGTTAGGATCAGATACCGGGATCACGTCGCACATATCGTAATCAGCTTGCTTCGCCATCCGCTTGCCTTCACCGGGCTCGTAGTCATACGAATCAGGGGTGTAGTCTCTAATAATATCTCTTAAGAGCTTGAACTCCCGCTTCATCGAATAGTGAATACGTGCCTGAACTGCTGACATCACCTTAAGCGTTCTTTCCAGTATTGCTAGGGTTGTACCTACTGGAGACTGTGCTGACATGTCAGATACTTTCATATCCGCAGCACTTGCAAACCTACGGCCTTCATCCACGATCTGGTTCAACAACCCCATCAGGACCTGACTTGGCTCCTTGTACGGCAGGGTCATAATGTTATCTTTCATGGTGCCTGACGCTACGTCTACATCACGGAACTCGCCCGGAGCTATCGGTGTATCGTCACCCTTTACACGTAGGCCCTTAGTCTTGAACCCACCCGGAAGATTAGACAACGTACCTGCATCTACTAACTGGCGGAGCAATGATGTGCTGGATTTAGCAAACGCCCCAATCAAGTGGATCAGACCGAAGGCATAGAACCCAAACCCGGGTATATAGTAATAGTGCACAAAGTGATTCCGCTTCTGCTTCAGTTTGTCGTCTGGGTTCCAGTTGCGCCTGATAGCTAGTACAGCGTTGTTTGACCCTTTTGCAATAGTGATGATGTATGGCAGTGCAATCCCTGTCGGCTCCCCATCTTCATCCTCGTCCTCATACCCGGGCAGATCAAGGTCAACGTGCATCTCAAGTATCTTGTAGCGATCATCGGATGACGCCCTAAACCCCATCTTCTCGGCTATCTTCTTCTCAACTTCATCAAATATATCTACTGGATCACCTAGGTCAATATCCCGGTAGAACCCAGCAACCTGTAGCCTACGCAGGTCATTCTCAGTCTTACGCATAACGTGAGTTACACGGTTTGACGACTCCAAGCTAGACGCCCCGTAAGGAACAACGATGTCCTCAGCGGGTACAAACATTGCCACTTGGCGTTCTAGTGCTGGGTCGTAATATACTTTCTTGAAGGCATTACCAGCTAGTCCCAAGCCCCATAACATTCTTTCATGCTCAGGGCGGTACTCAGGCATTATCTCGGTTAACTGGTAGTTCATGTCATCCCGCACACGTTCCGCAGCTTCCCGTTTCTCCGGGGTATCCTCGCCTATAATCTCAGTCTTAACTGGACCCGCAGCGGGGAATGTCTCCATTATTGTCTCTGCTTGAAACTTAACCAATGCCTCACTTAGTAGTGGGTGGTGTACTCCGCAAGCCCCGGGCCACGGCTCTGTACGATCTTCTAGCTTCATGCCCAGCAGATCAAGGCCGTCTACGTAAGTCTGCATCCAGTCTTTTCTTGATGAGATGTCGTCATCAAAGTCGCCAATTAAGTCCCCAACTAGCTCAGACATCTCGCCTTCGCTTAGTACCTCGGCTAAGTTCTCGTTGAACTCTCCTTCCTCTGGATCTGCTTTTCCAAGTTCTATCTCAAGGCCATCCATGCTAATACGTACACCTTCTGGATCTTCGATCTCAATCTCAATGTCCCCTTCTAGGTCATCTTGAGGAAGCCCAAGTGGTGCACGGTGTATCGCTTTATCTATTGTCATAGCATGTCCTTATTTAGTAGTACCCTTCAAACCTTCGCCTGAACTGCTTTGGCTCATCTTCCTCGTCTAACAGAGTCTTGATGTAGCCACCTTTACGGAACCGCATTAGCGCAAGGGACACAGAATCCACATAATCGTCATGTTCACCTGCAGGAAACGAAGCCACTTCATCTATTACTTCTTCCGCCCAGTTAGTATTAGGTGCCCATACCCTACCAGACGCAAATAAATCAGATACAGCGTTGAGTCTACTAATCTTATCATTGCCTTTAGTCGGCGTAAACTCTTGCACTGGGATGCCCATCGCCCTCATCTCGTATATCAGTGGAGCACCCGAGGCTTTCTTTTCAATAATGATACTATCTGGTTCCCACTCTTTGTAATGTTCTATTGCTACTTTCTTAAGTCTTGGAAACTCCATCCTTTCTCGGAAGGCATTTAACAGTATAATGTTAGCTTGCATTATTCCTGCGTCATCTTCCTTGTAGAACACGCCCCAAGTAGTTAATGCTGAGTAATCTGCCCTCTGAGTCTTTTCAAACGCAGTATCCCAAGCCATTAGTGTGAATTCACACGACGGGGGGTCCTCTTTCTCCCAGAGTTTCCACCATTCCCTCTTAACTATCGCACTTGTCTCAGAAGTAGGGTTCTGCTGGTACTGAGCCATCCA